CCGTATTCGCGATGGCCACCGCGGTAGGGTCAACCTCTGTCAGGGTAGGAGCGGCCACAACAACTTTCTCTGCACCGGCATCCACCATCAGATTGACCAGTTTGGAGGGGTCTATATCCCGTCCAAGGGCTTCTTTCTGCCAAGCTATATAGTTGTTCACTGCCGCAGTAACAGCCGTCTGAAGGCTTCCTGCATTCGCTTTAGAGGCGGCATTAATATTGTACGTGACATTTACATCGTAGGAAATTTTCGTCGGAGCTTCGACTACGACCTTGTCGGTCAATGGCCGGACCTTGTCAGCAGAACATACAGCTGCCACCGCATCAAGGACTTCCTGCCCGGGGATTGCCCCGCCTGTCATGAGCGGTACAATCCGCACCACAGCGTCTTCGTTGCTGTAGACGTACACATCAGAGATATCTGCATTAGCTGTCTTAGCCCAGTACTCGTAAGCACCATCAGGACCGGCACAGCTGAATTTTTCCGGAGCAATATGGATACGTTCCCGGTAGCTGTCATCGGTCTCGATATCTGCCCCGCTGCCTGTAACCACCGTGTTCGTCACACTGGCTACATAGGGGACAGGATCTACGATGGTAGTCAGGGAACCTGCGGCAATGTCATTACCGGCAGTGCCCGTAGTCGTGCATTTTGCTTTTACCGTTCCGGTAAGGCTTCCGGCTGGAATGGTCAGCAGGTCAGTCGTCACAAAATATAGCTTCTGGGCATCCGTGGTCACTCTGGTACCGGCCGGGATGATGATGTTCACTGCCTGAACAGCCGACAATGTGAACTGCAGTGTAGTGGTTGCCGCCGATGCCGCTACCCGATCCGTATCCGTCAATACCCCCAGATTGTCCAGGTAATCCCCTGTTGCGTACTTCAGCAGGTTCTGTTTGCCTGTCCAGTCAATCTTCCGGTTCTGATGGACCAGTACTGCAGCAATAGTCAAAAGAAAAAGCCGTACCGGATCACCCTGGGCCAACGTTCGGCCGGAGATGGTCTGATAGGCTTCTATGAGTTCTTGTTTGGTCACCTCCACGTCCGTAGAGGCAAATTCGATAGAGGGATAACTACTCAATTCCGTCAACTAATCTCACCTCTACTTTCGGTACAAGCTTTCCGGTTTCATCACCGCTGAACGTAATCGCAGTGACGTCCACCCGGGGCTCGTATTTTTTAAGTGTGGTCAGAAGGTCAGAGGCCATGGAAGCCTGCACTACAGGCATCGGTTTGTCCAGATAGTCGACATCGATGCCGAATTCCCGGTCAAGCGGCACACTGTACTTTATTGTGCCCATGATGGTCCGCACGTTCTGCAGGATCTCTGCAACGGTAGAAGACGGAGCAAAGTCTACATCCGTGCCCTGTGTCTGGACCGTATATACATTAGCTGCCATGGTCTGCTACCTCCGCATATTCCTGAAGCGTGATGGAAACCTCAGCCGTAAAGATGTGCCCGTACTTTGTCCAGTACTTCACACCCTCGTCCAAGCTATCCACAATCCAGAAGCCGCCACCGATAGGCTTGCCGCCGATAATGAGCGGCACAACTGTCCCATTGTCCCGCAGCTTCCGGAGCTTCGTCAGTTCCTTAGCTGGGCTGATGCCCTGGTCCGCCCGAAGCAGCATCTTGAAGCTGACCTTCTCGGTATCCGGTCCCAGATATTCCAGCACCGGCTTCTGCCCGATCAGGTCATGCTTGTTCCACCGTCCGGAGCCTTGCCGCTTATAATCGTCAAACGTCCGTAAAATCAAAGAGGAAGCGATAAAGGGCGTAGTGCCCAAAAAGCCTACAAGCATGTTATCAACCTCCTACATTTACATTCGGAGAGCCTACCGCTACAGTTCCGCCGCAGCTGACAGCATCTCCCACCCGGGCAGCTGCCCGGCCATTGATAAACACAGTACCAGATCCGGAAGCTACTGCTCCGGAATGGGAAGGATGATTCACGCAGCTGTGTGCTGCGTAGCTGTCCCCTACCCGGCCTGCGCCTTTTCCATTCACAAATACATTTCCGCTGGAAGATACCAGTGGTACAGGAGGGCAGGCATCATGGCCTGTATTGCTGTCACCTAATCTTGTAATCGCTGCCATGATTCCCTCCTTAGTTGATGTTCACCGTAGCGCCGGTAATGGTCACCGTTCCGGTCGCATGGATCTCAAGGTTTCCATGGTCATACCGGATTTTAGACCCATCAGGAAACTGAATGCTTCTTACGTCAGGATCCGATTCTACCGGAGCAGACCCATCATCGTAATAAGCACCCAGGATTACCCCGTCAGCCAGGCCCGCTCCGGAGGGCTCCATGGTAAAAAGACAGATCACCGGTGTTCCGACTTCCGGAATCCAATACCCTTTAGAACCAGCTGAGAATGGGACCAGGATGGGCAGCTCATCGCTGACCAGATTATCTTTATCTTCAAATACGACCTTCGCCCGGCAGGTGGCACCGTTTATAGAAGAAATGCGGCCCTTCCGGACAACGTTTTTCAATTGGTTAATATCCATCCAGGCACCTCCTTATATCGATACTGGTGTTGTAACCACTGCCTACAGAATGTTTGGCATAAGTTATCAGGTATGTCCCGTCAAATTTTCCAAAGCCCAGGATGTTCACTGTCAGGGTAGTTACCAGTGCAAGGTTTCCCATAGTATCAATGGTAGCAGTCACTTCTTCACAGTTCTTTTCCCGCAGCTTACGTTTGGCCAGACGTTCGGCTTCTGCCACACTGGCTACCTGCTCATGGACCTGAAGGGTCTTACCTTCCGTCTTGTTCGGATCCGTGAAGGTTGCCTCAATGACACCCTTCTTTTTATCTGCTTTGTACTTCACGTGACAGGCTTTGTACGTGTCCCGGATCTTGGAATTAAACGACCAGCCTTGGAGCCTTGTTACGTAGAGCATATCGCTGTTAGGGTCTACCTGATAGACCGTACCAGGCTTCACGATGGTAATCTTCGGCTCGACTTTCTCATAGTCGATTTCATCAAAGATAATCAGCTTGTTTTCGTAGAGTTTCAGAGCCAGTCCGTGGTCTTTCAGCAGTTTCCACAGAAACGGCAGGTCAGCTTCATCCGTCTGTTCTGCCCGGTCGATAGTCGGATCATCCGGAGCGGTATAATCAAGCTCCATGTCCGCACCTGTTGCCACATCCTTGCAGATGGTCGAAAGCTGTACTTTCTCCCAGCTGCGGCTGTGCTCTTCGCCCCGCAGCTTATTGTTGTCAGGGATAGAGACAGCCTTGATGGAGACTTCAGAAGGCCCGCCCTTGCACGTAATCGTGTCAATCTCAAACGTACCCAACTCCAGAGTCTGGGGAGCATCCAGCAGGTTCTTCCAGGCTGTGGTAGTCAGGGAAGCTTTCAGGGTTGCCCGTTTCTCCGGCATCCAGTCGCCTTCCCAAAGGCCTTCCCGATCTTCCAGGGTTAGATCCAGGTCATCAGCCTGGCCGGACATGTTGTCGGTATAAGACAAGGATTTCATGTAAGGCAGCAGGCCTGCGCTAATATCTTTGTTGTTATACAGGATGGTAGGTGTAACCTGTCTGGGCATAATATCCATCAGTTACCGCCTCCAGGGAGGAAGCCGGTTAGTTGTCGGCTTCGTATATTCCGGAACTGTCAATGTCAAACCGCCAGGCAAGATAACAATGTCCGCGTAATCAGGGTTAGCTTCCAGCAGGGCGTTCATGCCAGCTTCTGAGCCATACAGCTTATAGGCGATATAATCCCACATATCGCCTTGTATGGTTGTATAGGTCTTAGTCATACGCCAGCCTCCGTTTCTCCTGCTGCAGGTCTCGCAGCATCCGTTTCAGACGGTCAAGGCTCATATCCATAGCCTGTTGGATCTGTGCCTGGTCTGCATTGCCATTAATCTCAATCCGAGGACTGTAGTTAACAGATATCTGACCGCCAGTAGACATTCCCAAGCGTCTGCCAGTTTCTTTCCAAAGACCAATAGCTCGAGGGCTGCCATCAATAGGAATAGCCGCTTCCGGAGAATTTTCAGCAAAAGAGGTCAGGAAAGCTCCTTTTCCATAAATCCCACCGGTAGCATTAGTATAGCCATCATACTCAGATTGAGCCTTAGCTGTAGCATCAGCAATTGGACCTCCCATAACCTTCTTAACAATGTTGACTGTACCTTCGATAGGGTGACTTAGGAAGTTAGTCAGTTTTTGCCATTTATCCATGACCCAGTTATATGCCTCTGTCAATTTACCTTTGATATATGCAGTAAACTTAGAAACTGCACTTTTGGCACCTTCCCACATGGTTGCAAAAAAGGCTTTAACCTGATCCCAGTGCTTATAAAGCAAATAGCCAATAGCTATCAACGCCGTAACTGCTAAAATGACCAAGCCTATGGGAGATGTCATAAATCCAATTGCCGCGCTGAAACCTTTCGCCGCAATTGCTCCAACTTTTTGGGCAGCGGTAAACAATTGTTGCGCGTGAGTTAACTGTCTGAAGAAACGAACATATACGGGAAATCTTCTAAAAACTCTAATTCCAGTCTTTAAAATAGAAAATCCAGTCTTTATTGAAACAAAAGCCAGATTCAAATAAGGCAAAGCCCCAATGAATCCAAAAGCAGGAAAAACGCCACC